ACCTATAAATTACACTGCCCCGAGAATCTCGCCTCCTGTTCCTCAAGGCATAGCTGGAATACCTCGCACACCGATTATAGGTTAGTTATGAAGTGTCGGCACTGTGGTAGGGAGATTGAGGAGGATTCGGTGGACAAGGCTCCTTCGTGTTCCTCTTGCTATCTGCCTTGGTTTTTCTTTTTAGCTCGGAGGGACTATGAACTGTTGGCATTGTAGTACCGAGTTAATTTGGGGCGGGGACCATGACATAGATGACGATGAGGACTATGTTATGGAGACGAACTTGTCGTGTCCTAGATGTAGAACGTTGGTAATGGTTTATTATCCCGCAGAGGAACAAGATGACCCTTCAGAGCTTTGACGCGCTTCCCGAGGAGGCGTTGAAAGAAATACTGGCTTTAACTGAGGCCAAGAAGCGGCTTGATTTACAAGAGCAGGCGCAGAACAAGTTCATGCCGTTCGCGCATCATGTGTATGAGAACTTCATTGAGGGGCGTCATCACAGGGTGATTGCGGAGAAGCTGGAGGCTGTGGCTCGTGGCGAGTTGAAGCGGTTGATTATTAACATGCCGCCTCGTCATTCGAAGTCCGAGTTTGCGAGTTACCTGATGCCTGCATGGTTTTTGGGTAGGAACCCTAAACTAAAGATAATTCAGGCTACCCATAATACAGAACTAGCTGTACGTTTTGGTAGGAAGGTTCGAGATTTAATTGACGATCCTGCGTATCGGGAGATTTTTCCGGAGACGAACTTAAAGGAAGACAACAAGGGCGCGGGAAAATGGGGCACTGACAAGGGCGGCGAGTATTTTGCGGCGGGTGTTGGTGCGGCGGTCACGGGTCGTGGCGCGGATTTGTTTGTGATTGACGATCCACACTCGGAGCAGGACGCTATGAGCGACACTGCGTTTGATCATGCGTATGAGTGGTACACTTCTGGTCCCCGTCAGCGTCTACAACCGGGGGGTGCAATCATAATTGTTATGACCCGCTGGGGTAAGAAGGACCTTACGGGTCGATTACTGGCCCGACAGGGCGGTGACATCATGGCAGACAAGTGGGAAGTGGTAGAATTTCCAGCAATTATGCCTAGCGGCAACCCTTTGTGGCCTGAGTTCTGGGAAAAAGACGCATTACTGGGAATTAAAGCGTCTTTGCCTGTTTCAAAGTGGTCTGCGCAGTGGCAACAGACGCCCACGGCCTCTGAATCTGCAATTATCAAGCGCGATTGGTGGCAACCGTGGGAGCAGGACAAGATTCCGACCTTAAAGTACGTCATGCAGTCGTATGACACGGCGTTTTCGAAGAAGGAAAGCGCGGATTACAGCGCGATTACGACTTGGGGCGTGTTTAACCCGTTAGAGGGCGGTCCTGACCACATAATTTTGATGGATGCGCAGCGTGGTAGGTGGAGTTTCCCTGAATTAAAGGAAATTGCCTATGATGAGCACGAATACTGGGAACCAGACATGGTTATCATAGAAGCCAAGGCCACTGGACAACCTTTGATAGACGAATTACGTCTCAAGGGCATTCCTGCCTTGGGTTTTTCTCCGGGCAGAGGCAAAGATAAGGTCACTAGGATGCACTTGGTAGCTCCGTTGTTTGAGGCGGGGATAGTTTGGTATCCGATGGACAAGAAGTTTCCTGAAGAGGTCATCGAAGAGGTTACTTCTTTTCCGTATGGTGACAATGACGATTATTGTGATAGTATGACCCTAGCTTTAATGCGTTTTCGGCAGGGTGGTTTCATCTATCTGGACGGCGAAGATGACCAAGAGGATGAGTGGAAACCTCGTAGACGGGAGTATTACTGATGGTGATGTCACCAGACATAGAAGTACCGATTAATGTGCCTATGGAGTTTCCTAACGGGGCCGAGGTTATTGATGACGGCATGGGCGGGGCGATAGTCCAGTCTATGGAAGAGATGCCAATGGATATACCTGATGACATTCCGTTTGATGCAAACTTAGCAGAATACTTGGATGACGGTGTTCTTGGCGAGATATCCTCTGATCTTCGTGGTTTATACGAGGAAGATTTAGAGTCGAGGTCCGATTGGGAGCAGACGTACACCAAGGGTTTGGATTTACTGGGTCTAAAGACCGAGGAGCGCACAACTCCGTTTGAGGGTGCGTCTGGTATTGTGCATCCCATGATTAGCGAAAGTGTCACGCAGTTTCAGGCGCAGGCATACAAGGAGCTTTTGCCAGCGGGTGGCCCTGTTAGGACTCGTCTTATGGGTATGCAGGACCAAGCTCGTGAGGATCAGGCTAATCGTGTAGAGCACTTTATGAACTACCAGATTACGGAGATCATGGAAGAGTACGATCCGGACATGGATCAGATGCTGTTTTATCTCCCTTTGTCTGGCTCTACGTTTAAAAAGGTTTACTTCGACCCCACTAAACAACGTGCAGTTGCACAGTTTATACCAGCACAAGATTTAGTTGTGCCGTACTCTGCTTCTGACTTGGCTACGAGCAATCGGGTCACTCATGTTTTGCGCATGGACATCAACGATGTACGCAAGATGCAGGTTGGCGGCATGTATCGTGACGTTGATCTAAAGGAGGGCGGCGAGGTTGAGGCTGACTCTGTTCGTCAGAAGGTTAACGAGCTAGAGGGCTTATCAAAGAATTACTCGGACGATGTTCTGACGGTGCTAGAGATGCATGCGGACATGGACATTGATGGTTTTGAGGACATAAACCCTGAGACAGGGGAGCCATCGGGCATAAAACTGCCATATATCATTACGATTGATGACAACTCGGGACAGGTCCTGTCTATTCGGCGCAACTATGACGGCGCTGACCCAGTTCGTCGTAAGCGTCAATACTTTGTTCACTACAAGTTTATGCCCGGATTAGGGTTTTATGGCTTTGGTTTAGTGCATATGATTGGCGGCTTAGGTCGCGCATCAACTAGCATTTTGCGCCAGTTGATTGACGCTGGTACATTAGCTAATCTTCCGGCTGGTTTCAAGGCTCGTGGTGTTCGCGTTCGTAACTCTGATGAGCCACTGCAACCGGGAGAGTGGCGGGACATTGATGTTCCGGGCGGTGCAATTAGAGATTCAATAATTCCTCTGCCCTACAAGGAGCCTTCGGCTACCTTGGCACAGATGCTTGGCGGGTTGGTTGCAGATGGCAGACGCTTTATATCTGTAGCAGACCAACAGGTTCCAGACATGAACCAAGAGACGCCAGTCGGCACGACTGTTGCGTTATTGGAACGTGGATCAAAGGTTATGTCCGCGATTCACAAACGTTTGCACTACGCGCAGAAAACCGAGTTTCGGCTTTTGGCGCGTATCTTCGCTGAAAACCTACCTCCTGTTTACCCATATGAGGTGTCTGGGGCACCCCAGCAGGTTAAGGCGCAAGACTTCGACGGCAGGGTTGACGTCCTCCCAGTCAGTGACCCTAACATTTTTTCGATGGCGCAGCGAGTTACATTGGCCCAACAACAACTCCAGTTGGCTCAGTCAAACCCGCAAATGCATAACCTCCATGCGGCCTATCGTAGAATGTATCAGGCGTTGGAGGTGCAAAACATTAACGAGATTCTTCCTCCCCCTCCACAACCGCAGCCAAAGGACCCTGCGATGGAGAACGCGGACATGATTTCGGGACAACCAGCCAAGGCCTTCCCTCCTCAAGACCACGATGCTCACATACAGGCTCACTTGAGTTTGTTGAATTTGCCAATACTTCAAAACACTCCTCCTGTTCTGGCGGGGTTGATCACTCATGTGTTGGAGCATGTTTCACTGAAGTCCCGTGAAGTGGTTATGGAGCAGGTACAGTCTCTTGTTGCGGAACCGCAGCAGCAGATGCAGCAACTACAACAGATGGCTCAGGCCGGAGCTATATCACCGCAGCAAGCCCAGCAGCAGATGCAGCAGATGCAGCCACAACAGTTTTCACCTGAGCAGATAGAGGCTCAGGTTGCGGTAGTGGAAGCGGAGTTGATGGCGGATATCATGCCTCGTTTGGCAGCGGGTCAGAAGAGTGCTGAAGAAGACCCACTGGTTCAAATTCGCATGCAGGAACTTCAGATCAAGCAGATGGAAGCGGAGCACAAAGCTGCGATGGATCAGGCTAAGATTGAGATAGAGGGTGCCAAGCTAGAGCAACGTGCGGTAACGGATGCGGCTCGTTTGGACTTGCAGGAAGAGATTGCCGACAACCGAAACGAAGTAAACCAAGATCGCATTGAGATGCAACGTGAGTCTATGATGCGGAAGGGACTAGGATAATTGTGCGTCCATGATAGACCCTGTAACGGCATTTGCAGCCGCTAACGCGGCCTTTAAAGGCGTTAAAATGTTGGTTGGCGCTGGTCGTGAGATACAGGATGTCAGCAAGCAACTTGGTGCGTGGTACGGTGCGGTTGCTGATATCTCCAAGGCAGAGTCTCAGCGCAAGAAACCTACGTGGTTAGATAAGCAGACTCACGGAACTGATAACATAGAGCAGCAAGCTATGGATATCGTGATCCGAAAGAAGACTTTGCTTGAAAAGGAAAAAGAGATTAAGTTTATGCTGGACTATAGGTTTGGTTTGGGGACTTATGATGAGATGCTGGGGATGCGCCGTAAGATACGTGCTGAGAGAGAAGCAACAATTTATGCTGCTATGGAATCTAGAAGGCAGTTGGCTAACAACGCGGCTATTGGCGGATTAACTTTGGGCATAGTCGGCGTGTTGGGTGGTGGGATTTATTTAATAGTATTGGCTACGCAATGATACACGCTCTTATATTGTCTGTGGCGCTTGCTGGTGTGGCAAACCCAACTCATGTTAAATGTCATCTTTGGAAAAGGTTTACGGACGTAAATGATCAAAAGATATGTGTGTATAGATTCAGTGCGGGTTTTGGTGGGCTGGGATATCATTACCCTACGCTTAGTTTTTCAGAGTGTCCGAAAGTATTTAGTTGTGTCTATGAGAAGAAAGATAAACGCCCTAGTTTATCGGAAATATTAGATGGCCTGAAAGGAGGGTTCTAATGTCTATGACTTTTAACACTATACTAGAATATCGTCTCATGCCGAGACTTATGATGTTTGTAATGACCGTGATGTATATACGGGTTCTGGAGTGGGGGATGACTTTAGAGGATTTGTCCACACAGCAGTCCACGATGATATCAATTTGTTCTGGGTCCATGACGGGCGCATTTGCGGTATGGCTAGGATCAGAGAAATGATGGCGCTGTTAGGAAGTTTACTGGGCTTTGGGAGTTCTTTTCTCCCCGAGGTTCTCAGTTATTTTAAAGCTAATCAAGTGCAGAAGCATCGTATGGAGATGATGCAGCTTGAGACGCAGTTGGCGCAGAAGCGTTCTGAGATGAAGCTGGTTGAGCTTGATAAGCAGGCGGACATTGCAGAAACAAAAGGGTTGTATGAGCATGACCGATCTATTGACGCTGGAGGCTTTATCAACGCTCTCAGGGGTAGTGTTCGTCCTGTTATTACTTATGCCTTCTTCGGATTGTTTGTAGCCACCAAGGTGGTCATCATGGTCAAGGTGGGACAATCTGGGGGTAATTGGACGGAAGCGGTAGAGCTTATGTGGGACCCCGAAACTGCCGGACTCATGAGCGCAGTTTTAGCTTTCTGGTTCGGAAATCGGGCCATATCTAAGTACGCATCTAAATGACCGAGAAGGTAGTTCCTTTTCCAAAGCTATCTGAGGCTGACCAACAGTGGCTTGACTTAAAGAAACAACAGGAACTTATTCGGCAACAGGCTAAACACATAGAAAGTAAAGGATGAATCATGGGATACAAATTAGGAAAACGAAGCTTGTCAAGGCTCGAAGGAGTCAACGACGATCTGGTAACTGTCGTGAAGTACGCTATCGGCGTTACGAAGCAGGACTTCAGTGTGATCTGCGGTCTGCGAACGATAGAGGAGCAGAAGGCCTTAGTTGCAAAAGGGGCATCGCAAACCATGAAATCGAAACACATTGACGGCAACGCCGTTGATCTGATGGCTTATTGCGATGGTGGTGGCCGATGGGAACTTAACCTGTATGATGAGATTGCTGATGCTATGAAAGAAGGCGCAGAGGCTACAGGTGTTAAGCTACGGTGGGGCGCTGCGTGGACTATTGATGATCTTGCTGCTTATGACGGTACGGCAGAACACGCTATGTGTTCGTACATAGATACACGCCGATCACAGTCTCGAAGGCCCTTCATTGATGCTCCACACTTTGAAGTTATGTTTTAATGCATGTGTTCGTCCTCATGCTGTATCTTGGCTATGGGGACGAGCGTAAGCTGGCTGTGGATGATTTGTACTTCTACCAGTTGGATGTTTGCAACAGGGTGGCGCAGGCTCTTGTGGAGCGTTACAGTACCCACGGCATTGGTTTATCAGATCGCGCTGTGGCGTATTGTGTGCCCATGAAAATTGACACTGACGAAACTAACGTGTATTGATAAGCATACTTTATCTAGGGAGCCGGACATGGCGATGAAGAAAAAAGGGTATCGCGCTGGGGGTAAAACTTCAGTTAAGAAAATGATGGCGGGTGGTCGTGCTAAGATGAAGCCCAAAGGCATGAAAGTCGGTGGTCGTGCTAAGATGAAGATGAAAAAAGGCGGTAGAGCCAAGACATAACACATGGCTTATTTACATTCTAACGTGCCTTATTTTAAGGCATGGGTAAGGCGTGAGTACACTCATAACCATGAGCAGTACCACGGTGAGTTCTTGCATGCGATGGTGATTGGTGTGACTTCGATGCCGAATAGGTGTCTTAGTTTTCAGGTTATCTTCACAGGTTGCGAAGCAGAGGACGAGGAAGAAGACACAGTACACGGCGGAGCAATGTGGGCAAGAATGCCTATCACTGCCTTGGTGGCAGACATTCCTTTGGAGGAGTGGCCTGAGCCTATGCAGACGTATGATGCTCAACCGTGGGATTGTTCGTCGCATCATCATGCTGTTTATGTCATGGACAGGGCTACTCCATGCCCTTGGATGGCGAAGATAGACGGAGAGATGTATGCCGCGAAATACTTGTTTACTGTAGATTACACGGAGAGTGAGATTGCGGATGACCCTGCTCAACACAAGCAGTCTCATGTCCTTCAGCTATTGGACGCTGGGGAGTGGACTGGGAATATAGTGGCGTTACCTAACAACAGAGTTCGGGTCACTCACCCTGCTTGGTTTGAGGTTGGAGAAGGAGCGCCGGACTTTAGGCCGTCTCAGCAAGTACACTATTCAAAGTCTGATCTTGACTACACGCTGGACGTGAATCGAATATTCAATAACTTGTATCAGGAAGATTGATGGACGGTGTTGCATTAGCTGCGTACTTGTATAAAGTGCTGCGAGAGCGTGAAGAGGAACTCGCGGACGCTCTATCGAATGGTGTTGCCAAAGACTGGGAGCATTATAAATCTTTGGTGGGAGAGATACGGGGACTTTCCTACGCGCGGTCAGAGCTTAAAACCCTGCTGGAGAATAACGCAGAAGATGTCGAAGACCTTATATCTTCCTGAACATCTCGCGCAAAAAATGAACAAAGGAAAGGCCGATGCTTCGGACCCTTCTGTTGTTGATGGCGCGTATGTTGACGCCAAGGACCGAGTGCTAGACCCGGACCTTTTAGATAAATCCCTTCTTGATAGGCTACCGCAACCCACGGGTTGGCGGCTTTTGGTGATGCCTTATCAGGGGGCTTCCAAAACCACGGGTGGTTTACACATCCCTGACGAGGTTAGAGACCGAGAGGCGGTGGCGACAGTAGTTGCTTACGTTTTAAAACTTGGACCTTTGGCTTATGATGACCCTTCAAAATTCGGTACGCAGGTTGACCCGTGGTGCAAGGAAGGCGATTGGGTTTGTATCGGTCGATATTCTGGGTCGAGGTTTAAGATAGAGGGCGGTGAAGTTCGCATCATTAATGATGACGAGGTGATAGCCACTCTTCTGGAACCAGATGACATCAAGCACGTTTAGGGGGCTACAATGGCAGAAGAACAAACAGTTATGGAAGACGAGTCTGTAGAAGTAGAGATTGATGCTCCGGAGGGAGAGTCAGAACAAGTCGAGGTTTCTGCAGAAACGGAACAGAAGAGCGATGAGGAACTTGAAAATTATAGTTCCAACGTTCAGAAGCGCATCTCTAAGCTTACTGAAAAGTATCGAAATGAGGAACGGGTTAGCCAAGAGGCCACTCGTGTTGCTCAGGAGCTTATGAACGAGAACAAGCATCTTAAAGACCGCATGCAGAACTTGGACAAAGGATATTTGTCTGAGTACGGCGGTAGAGTTGAAGCTCAGATGGACGCGGCTAAGAGAGTGTTCAAGGAAGCTCATGAGACGGGCGATGCTGATAAGATGGTTCAGGCTCAGGAGGCGATGTCAAAGATCGCTATTGAGCAAGAACGTCTTCGTATAGCTAAGGAACGTTCTGACAAAGCAGAGGTTGCGAAGGAGGAGACGTTTACTCCAGCCGCCACGCCTCCCCCAGAAAAACCTGCGGCAAAGCCCGATCCCAAAGCGCAGTCTTGGGCAGAGAGCAATACGTGGTTTGGCGCGGATGAGGTCATGACTTACGCAGCTTTTGGAATACACCAAAAGATGGTAGAGCAAGAAGGGTTTGACCCGACGAGCGATGACTACTATAGTGAGGTTGATCGCCGTATACGTGTGGAGTTTCCACACAAGTTTCAAAAGGCGAACAAAACGGGAGGAGCACAGGTCGCATCCGCTGGCGCATCCGCATCCCGCAGCACTACAAAACAGGGGCGCAAGTCGGTTAAGCTCTCACCGTCACAAATAGCGATGGCGAAACGTTTGAACGTGCCGCTTGAAGAATACGCTAAGTATGTGAAGGATTAAGACTATGGCTAATCGCAAACCTCGTGAAAGCGAGACCCGTGAAACAAGTTCACGCAGAAAACCTTGGGCACCGCCCAGCCACTTAGAAGCACCAGAAGCCCCTCCGGGGTATGTGCATCGTTGGATACGAGTCGCAATGCGAGGCGAAGAGGACAAAATGAATGTCCATGCCAAGTTGCGCGAAGGATGGGAACCTGTTCGTTCTGATGAGTATCCAGACTATGAGGCCCCCGTCATTGATGATGGAAGGTATCAAGGAGTAATAGGGCAAGGCGGACTAATGCTTTGTCGCATGCCTGCCGAGACTATCGACGAACGATCCGCGTACTACGGGAACCGGACCCGCGAACAGATGGTAGCTGTCGATCAGGATTTAATGAAGGAACAACATCCTTCAATGCCGATATCTAATAATCGGCAAAGTCGTGTATCGTTCGGAGGATCACGTAGAGACTCCGACTAAACTTAGAGGATTGCTATTATGGCAAATTCAAATGGAGCATTCGGGCTACGTCCGTATGGCATTCTAGGGTCCGCTGCTAATACCACTGGTACAACCGAGTATCGGATAGCTTCGGACAATAGTAACCCGATCTTTCAAGGCATGGCGGTTATCCCGCTTGCTGGAGGGGTCATTGACGATCTGCAAGCTGCGGCTGGCGGTAACGTCTCAATCGCTGGCGTCTTTAATGGATGTGAGTATGTTTCTTCCGTGGATGGTTCAAAGGTTTTTTCCAACTTTTGGCCCGGATCAGGAGCAGACTCAAACTTTCCTGTAAAGGCGTTCTTGTACGACAACCCAGCACAGTTGTTCACTGTTGCAACGTCTAACGTTGTTGCTGCGGCAAACACTGAGGCTGAAATTCGTGCAGCGGTCTTTGCAAACATTGCGTTTGCTACAGGCAACAGCGGTTCAACCAGTACCGGTATTTCTTCAGCAACCGCTGATTTAAATACTATCGCCACCACCAATACATTGGCGTTGCGTATTATGGGCGTCATGGACGATCCTGATAACAGCGACTTTACTGCGGCTGGTATTCCGTTAATCGTTCGTATCAACAACCACTTCAATGCGCCTACGGGTTCCATTGCGGCTGGCACTGTTTCCACGACAGGCGTATAAGGAGTTTAGAAAATGGCTATTTCTCGCGCACAACTAGCGAAAGAGCTAGAACCCGGACTAAACGCTCTGTTTGGAATGGAGTACGACCGTTACGAAAACCAACACTCAGAAATCTACACAACAGAATCTTCGGACAGAGCGTTCGAGGAAGAAGTTATGTTGAGTGGATTTGGCGCTGCGCCTACTAAGGCGGAGGGTTCCAACGTATCGTTTGACGATGCTAACGAATCATACACTGCTCGTTACAACCACGAAACTATCGCACTTGCGTTCTCTATCACAGAGGAAGCAATCGAAGACAATCTCTATGATCGTCTTGGTTCGCGGTATACTCGTGCGTTGGCTCGTTCAATGGCACACACCAAGCAAGTTAAGGCCGCTGCGGTTCTTAACAATGCATTTACTGCTGGCGCTACTGCTGGTGGTGACGGGGTTGCTTTGTGTGATGCGTCTCACCCTCTGACGAATGGTGGCACATTTGCTAACGAACCTTCGACAGCCGCTGATTTGAATGAGACATCTCTTGAAGATGCCTTGATCAATATCGCTGGTTTTGTTGATGAGCGTGGATTAAAGGTTGCTCTTCGGGGCTTGAAGCTTCTTATCCCACGTCAACTGCAGTTCGTTGCAGAGCGCCTGATGGTGTCTAACCTTCGCGTTGGCACTGCGGATAATGATACCAACGCAATCCGTTCGATGGGTATGTTGCCTAATGGCTTTGCCGTTAACGACTTCCTGACGGACCCAGATGCGTTCTTCATCATGACTGATGCTCCTCGTGGAATGATCCACTTTGAGCGCACCGCTCTTTCTACCAACATGGAAGCAGACTTCGACACAGGTAACATGCGCTTCAAGGCGCGTGAGCGTTACAGCTTTGGGTTCTCAGACCCACGTTGTATCTTCGGTTCCCCCGGAGCGTAACCTGTGTTACAATAACCGCAAGGATTTTCCCTCCCTGCTCAACTGAGGCGGTCTTCGGATCGCCTCTTTCTTTTTGTTAAAAGGTTGTGTATCATTCTGTCATCCCTGACAGGCGCATAATGCGTCTGACACTAGCCACGACAGGAGTATAACATGGCTAATACAACTTTTTCGGGTCCAGTGCGTTCTGAAAACGGCTTTCAAGTTGTTTCTAAGAACACCACTACGGGCGCATTTACCACTGTGGCAAGCACCGCGTCTACTGGTATTGTTACTAACAAGTATGTAAAGCACGTTGGTTATGCGACAGGTGTTACTGTAAACACTACCGCAGGCGATAGTCCGACCATTGGTGAGTTTACGCAACCAGCAAACACCATTATCACTGACATTAAAATCTTTTGTGATACCTCTCCAGTAATCGGCACAGGTGATATTGGTTATGAGGTTGGTACGGATTCTTCTGGCGCACAGATCGTTGCGGCTCAGACTGATGAAATTTTAGACGGGGGTACAACTGTTGTTGAGCATAACGTGACTATAACCGCGTTGGTTCTTCAGACGCAGGATGGCACTACTGCTCCGGCTTCTGTTCAGTACACTTCTGCGGAACGTACAATCTTCTGTAATATTACCAATACGGTTGACGCTACCACTGCGGGTTCGTTTACGTTCATCATTGAGTATGTGCAAATCGCATAAATAGGAGCGTGATATGGCAGATGCTGTAGCTACACAGACGCTTTTCGACGGGGCCAAAAGAGTTGTTCAAAAGTTTACGAACATCTCAGATGGCTCCGGAGAATCGGCAGTTAAGAAGGTTGATGTTTCTGCACTGACTACGGGTTTGGATGGCGCTGCTTGTACTGGCGTTGTGATAGAAAGAATCTGGTGGCAGTGTATTGGCATGAAGGTTCAAATTCTTTGGGACGCAACAACCGATGTTCTATGTATTGAACTAGGTGAGAACCAAAGTGGCAACCACGAGTACAGTGTGTTCGGCGGTTTGACTAACAACTCCGGTTCTGGAAAGACTGGAGATGTGATGTTCACAACAGTCGGTCATACAAGTGCGGACACATACACTATCATACTGGATATGAGAAAAGAGTATGGCTAGTCGTTCGGATAAGCCGATAAAGCGTAACAAGAAAAATTACCGCCCCACTAAGTCTGGGGCGGGAATGACGGAAAAGGGCGTGAAAGCCCACCGCGCTGCAAACCCGGGATCAAAGCTTAAAACAGCGGTCACGGGTAAAGTAAAGAAGGGCAGCAAGGACGCCAAGCGCAGGAAGTCTTATTGCGCTCGTTCGGCAGGACAGATGAAGAAGTTTCCAAAGGCGGCTAAAGACCCGAATAGTCGTTTAAGACAGGCTAGAAAACGTTGGAAGTGTTGATGAAACAAGTGGTAGTTATTCTTCTTACGGCGGTTATTGGCGGCATTGGCGCGGTCAGTTATAGCTGGGCCACTTGGACAACTCAAACTTTAATCTCTGTAGATAAAAAAACAGAAGTTATAGCGTCAGAAATAGCGTACATTAAATCGTTTATGGAGCGTGATTATGGCTATATCCAGAGGTCAGATGGAACAGCAAGTGTCCAAGCCACCCGCTAAGACTCTCAAGGGTCTTACCTACTATAAAAGAGGTGGTAAGGCTTCTCCTAAATCCAAGGGCAGCAAGATTTGTCCTTCGGGTAAGGCTTGGGCGAAAAGAACTTTTGACACGTATCCTTCGGCGTATGCAAACATGGCGGCTTCAAAGTATTGCAAAGACCCTAACTACGCTAAGGGTGCAAAAGGCAAGAAGAAGAAGTCGTAATGGGCGAGTTAAAAAAGTGGCGCGACCAGAAGTGGGTGAGGATAGGAACTGATGGTAAAATCAAAGGTCCATGCGGTACTTCAAAGGACAAGAAGAACCCTGACCGATGCCTTCCGTTGGCTAAAGCACGTTCTCTTTCTAAAGCAGATAGAGCTTCGACTGCTAAGAAAAAGAAGAAAGCTGGCAAAAAAGGAAAAACCGTTGTCAGTAACACTAAGAAAGCCAAGGTCAGAGGCTATACCCTTGGGGGACAAGTCAAAAGGCCCTACCAAGGCGAAGGCAAAGAAGGCGAAGCGGTCGCGAAAGGCTGCGGACAAGTAATGGAATCTAGGCGCAAGAGTACCAAGGGCGCTGTTCGTCAGTTTTAAGGAGAAGTCTAATGGATATGAAACAACCAACAGAAGACCAGACTGGTCTTAAAAAGTTACCTGAGCCAGTTCGTAATAAAATGGGGTACATGAAAAACGGCGGCAAAGTTACAAGCTTTAAAAACGGCGGTTGTGTTATGATTAAAACTAATCAATCACCGAAGTTGTATTAATCATGGCTACTTCTGGGTCCAGAGATTTCAACATTGATGTTGGTGAGATTATTGAGGAAGCGTATGAGCGGTGTGGACTAGAGGTCCGCACTGGCTACGATGCTCGAACGGCGCGTAGGTCTTTGAACCTAATGTTTGCTGATTGGGCAAACCGTGGCATCAACATGTGGACCGTGGCGCAGGGAACTATAACGTTGACGCAAGGGCAGGCCACTCAGACGTTAACGGCGGATGTTGTTGATGTACTAGAAATTGTTCTTAGGCGCAGCAATACAGACTATGAGGTAGAACGAATTAGTCGGGGGGAGTATGCCACTCTTCCCAACAAAACCACGCAGGGTAGACCAAGCCAGTTTTGGTTTAACAGACAGATTGATCCTGTTATAAATCTGTGGGCCGTTCCCGAGAACTCTACAGATCAGTTAATCTACTACTATGTGCAGAGAATTGAGGACGCCGATACGTTGGTGAACACAACGGACATGCCGTTTCGGTTTTACCCATGTATGGTAGCGGGGCTGGCGTATTATATCGCTATGAAAAGAGCGCCGGAACGGATTCAACTTTTGAAGAGTGTGTATGAAGAAGAGTTCCAACGGGCCTCTGACGAGGACGAGGATCGTGTTCCTCTTAAACTTCAACCAAGCATTCAGTATCTAAGGGTGTGACATGGCCTATGCTTCAGACAAGAATGCGTATGGAATTTCGGATCGTTCTGGTTTTCGTTATAGACTGAGAGATATGCGAGAGGAGTGGACAGGGGCGCGTGTCGGCAAGGACGAGTTCGATCCAAAGCATCCTCAGCTATTCCCTCCCAAGGTAGGGGCTGATCCCCAAGCGTTAAGAAACCCTAGGCCAGAGTCTGGTTTGGAGGAGCAAAGAAACATTCAATACGGTTTTCGACCCGTTGGTTTTAACGGGGACGAGTCGTTGACTCCTAACAGGTTGAAATCTACAGGGGAAGTCGGAGAGGTTACGGTGGTCACGTCATGAGCTTTACATTTGCGCAGTTAAAAACAGCGTTGCAGGATTACACTGAGAACACGGAGACTTCTTTTGTAGCTAATCTCCCTCTGTTTATACGGGCAGCAGAGGAACGAGTTTTAAAATCTGTTCAGCTAAGTCTATTTCGAAAAAATGTTTCAGGTATAGCGTCTAGTGGAAACAAGTTTCTTGCGATGCCAAGTGATTTTTTAGCGCCATATTCGTTAAGCCTAAGAACTGTTACGGACCCAATAACCAGTGGCAGTGATTACGGATTTGTAGAGTTTAAAGATGTTAGCTTTGTTCAAAGCTATACCTCCGATCCTGCTACAACAGGTGTGCCGAAATATTACGCTACGTTTGACGTCAGCAACTTTATCTTAGCACCAACACCAAACGTTGACTATACGGCAGAGCTTCACTACTTGTACCGCCCCGCAAGCCTTACGGCAGGATCAGACAGTGGTACAACATGGTTAAGTGAAAATGCAGAGTTAAGCCTTTTGTACGGTTCGTTAATAGAGGCGTACATCTTTATGAAAGGTGAGCAGGACGTTATGGCTATGTATGACAAGAGATTTCAGGAGTCTTTGTCTGGTCTAAAGTTGTTGGGTGAGGCCAAAGAAACCACACAAGGTTACCGTGTTGGTCAAGTTATTAGGCCGAAACAATGAACAACATGTCTTTTGGAGAGTTTAAGGTTGATGTTCAAACCACAAACAATCGTGGTGCAACTCCTGAAGAGGTGGCTCACCGTTGCGTAGGTAAGATCGTTGCGTTCTCTGAGGACGCGCACCCTACGCTACGGGATCAGGCTATTGCTTATCGTGACAGCATAGAGAAGCTGCTGGTCATCTACATGAAACAGGCTATCCAAAGTGACCGTACTACGGTATATAATGCGATAAAAGAAGCGGGTCATTCTGATTTGGCCGAATATATAAGGAAAATGTAATGGCTTTTACGGGCAACTTCCTGTGTACTTCATTCAAAAAAGAATTAATGACAGCTACACATAATTTCACTGCGGCAAGTGACCAGTTTAAGATTGCTTTGTATGACAACAGTGCAAGTTTCACTGCGGCTACCACTGCTTACACAAGTAGCAATGAAATAACGGGAACAAATTACACTGCAAAGGGTCAGTTTTTAACAAGCGTAACGCCAACGACTACCGGCACAACAGCTCTGACTGACTTTTCTGATGAGGTGTTTTCTAACGTAACAATTTCTTCGGTGCGCGGTGCTTTAATTTATAATGAGGCCGCGTCAGGCGATCCGTCTGTTTGTGTTTTGGACTTTGGAGCCGATAAAGGTGCCACGTCTGGAGACTTCACTATCGTTTTTCCCACCGCTGACGCGAGTAACGCAATTATACGGATAGCTTAACATGGCAATATCTTTAGGAAATCGTGCAAAAATGTCTACCAGTACCACGGGTACTGGAACGATTACCTTGGGAAGTGCTGCAACAGGCTACCAGACTTTTGCTAATGCTGGAATAACCAACGGTCAAACTATTAGATATGCTATAGAGGATGGAACTAATTTTGAAATTGGCAGTGGGACATATACGTCAAGCGGCACAACACTTACTCGTTCGGTTACTGAAAGTTCTAATTCAGACAGCGCTATATCGCTTAGTGGCACGGCAGTTGTCTTTGTCACAGCCACAGTCGCAGATTTATTTATTAACGATGGGGCGTCCTCGTTAACAACCACAGGCGTTGGAACATTTGCTTCGTTAGACATTAGCGGAAACATCGACGTAGACGGAACAACAAATCTAGATGCTGTAGATATAGATGGCGCAGTTCAATTAGACTCAACTTTAACGGTGGGTGTTAACGATCAAGGTTACGATGTTAAGCTGTTTGGAGACACTGCCAGTGCGTTTATGCTTTGGGACACAAGTGCCGACGATTTAATACTTAGTGGGGCTGCGGGTTTGATTGTTCCTGATGGACAATTAACATTAGGCTCTACGGCACTTACCAGCACGGCAGCGGAGCTAAACTACAACGATACAGGCGCAGCGGTTGGAACTGTAGTTGCGTCCAAGACTGTTACCGTAGACGCCAACAAAGACGTTGCTAGTTTTCGAAACATTACTTTAACTGGAGAGCTAGACGCAGGTTCTTTAGATATTTCAGGTGACGCGGACATTGATGGTACGCTGGAAACAGATGCGCTTTCTCTTAACGGCACTGCGGTCACTACGACTGGGGCTGAGATTAATTTAATCGACGGTGGAACTTCGCGGGGTACGACTGCGGTTGCAAGTGGCGATGGCCTGTTGGTGAACGATGCAGGCACAATGCGTATGACCAACGTGGATACAGTGTCCACTTATTTTTCTAGCCACAGTGTAGGTGGCGGCAACATTGTTACTGTTGGGGCTTTAAACTCAGGTTCAATAACATCTGGTTTTGGTGCTATCGACAACGGTTCCAGTGCCATTACTACTACAGGTGTGGGATCGTTTGGTTCATTAGATATCAGCGGTGCTATCGACGTAGACGGGACCACTAACTTAGATGTAGTGGATATCGACGGTGCGGTGGACATGGCATCTACGCTTTTGGTCACTGGAGTAGCAACCCTCACTGCAAAGCCCATTGCTAACGCGGGTATTTCTGTAAAAAACGGCGCTACAGGCGCAGGCTTTGTAGAGTTCTTTGAAGACACTGACAATGGAACTAACAAAGTAACATTAATAGGCCCCGCGTCTACTGCGGATGTAACTCTCACGCTTCCTTCTGCAACTGGAATTGTAGCAACAACAGACGATGCGACAGCTTTGGCGATTGCGTTGGGGTGATATAGGAAAAATAAATGGCTAATACATTTAAGTTAATCACAAGAGATGTTGCTCCTGCAAGTTCAGGAACACCAGAAACTTTATACACGGTTCAGTCCGGTAGCACAGTTATTATTCTTGGGCTTACACTGGCAAACGTTCACACGTCACAGGTCACAGCATCTGTAACGATTGTAAGTACAACAACTCAAACCAGCCAAACTCAAAACACAACGGCGTTTTTGGTTAAGAGTGTACCAATACCTGTTGGGTCAACGCTTGCTGTTTTGGACGGAAAGATTAACCTTAACGTGGGCGATATCGTTAAAATTGATTGTTCTGTTGCGGATAAGGTTTCAGTAACCATGAGTTATATGGAGATTACATAATGGCTGGATACATTGGCGGCAAAGCGGTCAACCTTAGTACCTCTGGGGCTGATATTAGTGGTACAGCTAACCTAGACATTGTGGACATTGATGGTGCTGTGGATATGGCAACGACTGCCCTAGTAACAGGTGTCCTGACCACCACGGCTGCGCCTGTGTTTAACGGTGGTTTTACTGCAAACGATGGATCAACCATTACAACTGCTGATAACACTACGCAGCTTACACTTATTTCTACAGATGCAGATGCTAATAAAGGACCAGCCTTAGATTTATATCGTAACTCAGGTAGTCCCGCTGCTGGTGACGATACAGGTAGAATTAACTTTCAAGGCGAAAATGATGCAGACGAAGCAGTTACCTATACACAAATTTTTACAGAGATAGTAGCAGTAGGAGATGGTGTAGAGAGTGGCAGATATAAAGTAGGCGCAATGTTAGCAGGAGATTTTGCCAGTCGTATGGATATGACAGCATCTGAAACCGTTTTTAATGATGACAGTAAAGACCTAGACTTCCGTGTTGAGTCTGATGCCGATACTCACGCTTTCTTCGTCGAGGGTTCGACGGGCAACATAGGTATGTCATCTAGTAACCCAGACAGCAATACTCCACAGACACACAACCCCAATAAACTCAGCTTTGTTAATCATGCCACAGGCGGCACTCAATTTGTTGCAGGTAGGTCCGACACAACAGTAACCGCTGGTGAGTACATTGGTGGTTACTTATTCAAAACGAATGACAATAGTACCAATAAATTCGGCGGCATGATTGCCACAGCGGATGATACCGCTGGCAACGGAAACTTAGAGTTTTTTGCTGTAGGCAATGCCTATGAGTCATCAACCACCTCAGAGGGGTCTATGCAGCTTGATGACTCTGGCGATTTGTATATCAGGGCTGGAGGTATAAAAGTAGGCAGAAGTCACGGTAGTGTTTATACTTCGACAGAGGAAGCTATTACTATTTTCCATGCTGGGGATGGTAGTAACGACACCATAACTCAGGTTGTGGCAAGAGATGGCACTGGGAGTGACCAAGTATTTAGACACATGCGTCGAAACGTAGTTAAATCTAAGATTGAAGAAAACGGTGACTTTCAGTCAGCAACAAACTCCTACGGTGCTACATCAGATGGGCGTCTAAAAGAAAACATTGCTCCTGCCAGTTCCCAGTGGAATGACATTAAAGCACTGCAGTTCAAGAACTACTCTATGATTGATGCTGAGTTAGATGCACCAAATATGCTTGGCGTTATTGCTCAAGACCTTCAAGCCGCTGGTATGAATGGATTGGTGAAGCAGAACTTTAAGACTAATGCTGATGACGAACCAGTCTTAGATGCAGACGGCAATCAAGAAGAGTATCTTTCTGTAAAATACTCTGTGTTGTACATGAAGGCTGTCAAAGCACTTCAAGAGGCTATGGCTAAGATTGAAGTGTTAGAGGCCAGAGTGACGGCATTGGAGGAAGTATAACATGGCTGGATATTTAGGCGCTATACCTGTCCCACAAGCTACCCAAACGCGACAGACCTTCACGGCTACCTCTGCGCAAACTAGCTTTGCTACGGCGGGCTATACGGCGGGCTTCGTGGATGTCTATAT